TCAGCTAGCTGGAAACTTTTTATACAGAGTTGAGAGCCCTACTCCATACGTTTTTGATACGCTTTGTCGTGATTCACCGGTTGCCATCCGCTCCCCCATTTCCCGCCATTGCTCATCCGTGAACTTAGGCCTGCGACCACCAACTCGCCATTTTGCCCTGGCTACGGCCAGCCCTGCTAAGGTACGTTCGCTATTAAGATCAGATTCATATTGTGCTGCGGAAAGGATGTTACGAAAGTTATAGCGGCCGCTGGCTGTTTTGAGATCCACGCCATCGGTAATACTGCGGAAGTTGATACCCTTTTCCTGTAACTGCTGGAACATCAACAGCGCATGCAGAACGTTGCGGCCTATCCTGTCCAGCTTCCACACCACCAGTGTATCGCCCGCATTCAGAGTCCGCAGAAGCTTTTTGAGCGCTGGCCGGTTCGCTACCGTCCCGCTCATTTTTTCTTCAAAAACCTGTTCACATCCTGCGCGTTCGAGTGCTTGGCGCTGGAGATCTGTATTTTGGTCATTTGTTGACACCCTTACATAGCCAATTTGCATATTTTTCACCCAGTTATTTCTGCAAAAAAATCAGGTGAAGTTATCGGCCAGGCCGCTCGAGAGCAATCTATAAAACGTCCGTTTGGATTGAACATCAGCCACGTCTTGTCATCGCTGTGGTCTGTCGAAGCGTCACGGAAGCAACGGGAATAGCGTGCAATCCACTGATTCGCCTCTGCATTAGAAAGATGCCAGTTCACTTTCTCCAGCTCTCTGACGAAATCAGACGTTCTCACAGACCTGCGGCCTGACCTTTCATGCACTATTGCTGCCCGGAAGGCTAGCTCCATATCTGAACGACGCGGCATAAAGTTACTCACAACAAATACTGTATATACATACAGTATCATTCACTCCGGCGTTTGTTCAAGATGGGGTGAGCAAAAAGCCATCTAAGCGGGCTGTTTGCTTGTTATAGAGAAGGTAAGTCGCTCAACCAACTACAAGTTGCATCCTATTTTTAACTTGAGGTTTTACTAAAACCACGACCGACTAATCAGTTATCTACTAAATCTTTTTTCCTTAGCGTATTACAAACAGTGTAATAAATTAAAAACGTATAGAGAAAAGCAGAAGCTTTTCACTGATATGCCCTTCTAATTCAAGCTGCCGCAGCCCGCTTTCACTCTCAATGCAGCTGCGGCATTACTCTTGAAGTTGATTTGCTATCACTTTTCGCCAAGCAATTTAATCAATGTGCGAAGTTCTTCAATCTCCCTTTGTTGATACTGAACAACTCCGAGAAGGTCCATTACTATGGGGTTAGTATCTACAGATGGGCGATCCCGGTACACTGGTTTATAAGGTCGACCAACTTCATCAAGCTCACTGTCGCTGTATTCCGCCTCTGGGTCAATTTCACGGTTATGCTTTATGTATTGAGGCGCAACAAGCTCAGTTTCTTCCGCAATGATACCGAAACGGATCCTGTGCAGATCATCGTCAATATATTTAAAGTTAACCATCTTAAGCGACATTATTCGATTAAGAGCTTCTTTTAGATCGGCTTCTGCAATGTCCTCTTTGTACTGCAGCCCAGATGTCCCCTGCAATGCAAGCGTTCCACTAGTATTAGGGAAATATACGGTCGTTGATCCAGTAGTAAGAGCGTCACCTCGTCTCCAAACATAAAGAGTACCCTCCTTTTGTTCCAGGCCTATTCGTTTGCCGATCACATCTCCAAGATTGTAGTCTCGTAAAACCAAACTGGGATAATTCGCTGATGTAGTGAATCCTTCGTTAATTCCATATGCCGTTATTTTACTTGTAAAAGTTTTTAGTCCAGTTATTTCTTCTGTATTATCTATCCCTACAGCTTTAATATTCTTTCTGGCATCAGTATCATTTTTGGCTCCAGTCCCTCCCATGCTTATTGGAATTAGCCCGGAACTATCAACTAATTCAAGATTTTTGCGAGCCTCAGCCGCTGTCTTTGCGCCGGTCCCCCCCTGGGCAATACTCAGTGCTGTAGTTAACCCTTTCAGCTCTGTGATATCGCTATTTGCCCCTTTGCGGGCGAGACCACCAATGGCCGGAATGCTGAGGCTGGGGG